CCTTTACAGTTGGTGGTACAGGAGAGGATGTAACTATGGATCTCAATACATACGATTATGTAGAACCAGAGTTCAAAAACGTTATAGCAACAGGTGAATACGCTGCACACTATTGGTTTGAGCAGGGGTGGAAGGCGTGTAGACTTGCTTTCCTATTACACGACAGGGCTAACAATGACAGCAACTGACCCAAAGGAACTATTACTTACTGCACTACGTGCAGGAGATGCTAAGCGTTCACGTTCTACACAGGTACAGATAGGTCCATCAGAGTTAGGTGGCTGTCGTCGTAAGGTCTGGTACAGACTCAACGATCAACCTGAGACTAACGAGAACGAGATGAAGTTAGCAGCCATTATGGGTACTGCTATCCACGCAGAGATTGAGAAGGCGTTAGCAGATAACCCTGATGTAATGGTTGAAACACCTGTTGAGTACAACGGAATGAAAGCACACATTGACTGCTACGTACCAGGTACTGGTGATGTCATTGACTGGAAGACTAGCAAGGTAAAGAACCTTTCATACTTTCCATCAACACAACAGCGTTGGCAGGTACAGACATACGGTTATCTACTGGCAAAGAATGGTCACGATGTAAAACGTGTATCTCTGGTTGCTATTGCACGTGATGGTGATGAGCGAGACATCAAGGTACACACAGAAGATTATGACGAGACAGTTGCACTGCAAGCATTGAACTGGTTGGCAGCAATCAAGAGTGCAACAGAGGCACCAGATCCAGAACGAGATAGTAGTTACTGTAAGTTCTATTGCAAGTTCTACGATGCATCAGGTGAGATGGGATGCGTTGGTATAAAAAAAGAACATACGGCAGTCAGTGATGTAGTCATTGATGATGCTGATATTGACAGGAACGCACTGCTGTACTTACAATTAGCAGCGCAGATCAAAGAGTTAGAAAAGCACCAAGATTCTCTGAAGACTTCTTTCGAGGGACTACTAGGTACAACACCTAGTGGAGTAGAAGTCAGTTGGACAACTGTCAAGGGACGTGAAAGTATTGACAGTGAAGAGGTAGAAAAACTGCTTGGGTTTGTGCCTAAGAAGTTTGGTAGTGAATCACAGCGGTTACAAATCAAACAAACTGGAGGAAAGTAAATGGCTACAGAGGGTACAAAGTATCAAATCAACTACAAGTTGAACGACGGTACACTTATCAATCTTTACGCAGCAGATGTTAAAGAACTAGAGACAGGTCTGACAGATCTATCTATGGTTGCAACACTTATTAAGTCAACGGGAAAAGAACTTGGCGGCGTTCCAACACAACCGTCCCCAAGCGTAGACGCAATCGCTCAGTCATTTAATGCAACACCAGTTGCAGCACCTGCACAACCACAGGTAGTAGAAGGACAAGCACCAACCTGTAGCCACGGCAATATGACATACCGTACTGGTACGTCAGCACGAGGACCTTGGAGAGCGTGGATGTGCTCTGCACCAAAGGGTGCAGTAGATAAGTGCGACCCTATCTTCCTAAGATAATTAAATGCGGGAACCTCGTGAGTACGAGAACCCGCTGTGTGCAGAGGTAAGTGGTGACTTTTGGTTTCCAGACACAAAGGCAGATGTTAATGCTGTACAAGATGCAATAGCAGCAAAGAGTATCTGTCGCGGATGTTCGCATAGAACAGAGTGCGCTGAATGGGGTATCCGCAAGGAGCACTACGGAATATGGGGCGGTCTCACTCTAAGAGAACGTCAAGTGATCCGTCGCCAAAAGGGTATTAGGATTCATCAGGAGGAAGAGGATGCTTAATCTAAAGCGGGCGATGGGCGGTAGCCATACCAAGGCTAAGCCGTTGCCCGATGTATGGACTGGTCTAGTAAGTGAGTCCATCAAGTTTAGACGAGGGCAAGTATGTATGGTTGCAGCAGCACCTAATGCTGGTAAGAGTATGTTTGCTCTTGTCTATGCTATTAGGGCTAAGGTTCCTACACTTTTCTTTTCTGCAGATACTGATACTGCAACAGTACTAATGCGATCTGCAGCGCAGATCTCAGGACATACACAGTTAACTGTTGAATCTAATATGGATTTCAAAGAAGATTTCTACAGTGAACACCTATCTAAGATGTCACACATACAATGGGTATTCGATTCAAGTCCATCTTTAGATGACATTGAGTTGGAGATTAAAGCCTACGTTGAACTGTATGGAATTGCACCAGAGTTAATTATCATTGATAACTTAATGAATGTTGCAGCCGAAACAGATAACGAATGGGCAGGGCTACGTGCAATTATGATGGAGTTGCACGATATGGCACGCAAGACAGAGGCTTGTGTCTTAGTACTCCATCACGTCAGCGAGCAGAGTGAGTATGGTTCCCCCAGTATGCCACCTCCGCGACGAGCAATACACGGAAAGGTAAGTCAATTACCTGCACTAATACTTACATTGGGATATGACCCATCACAAGGGATGTTGCGTGTGGCTGCGGTGAAGAATCGCTTTGGTCCACACACTGCAGATGCCTCTAAATGGGCTACACTATTTGTTAACTTTGCTTCCTGTCAGATTGGAGATCAAGATGCACAAGGCAGAGCATACTTACGTGTCTAATGGCTAATCCCAATGGACGTAAAGGTTCTCAGTTTGAGACAGATGTTATGAAGTGGCTTCGCAAATGCGGAGTTATGGCAGAGCGTTTGACTAAGGCTGGGGCAAAGGATGAGGGCGACATCGTAACTGTTATCGCAGGAGAAACCTACATCCTTGAACTCAAGAACAGGGCAACGCTTTCGTTGCCTGAGTTCTGGAGAGAAGCAGAAGTTGAGGCGCTTAATTATGCTACTGCACGTGGTCTTGGGGAAGTACCACTGCATTATGTCATAGTTAAGCGTCGCAACGCTGGAATAGAAAACGCCTGGGTCATTCAAGACCTAGCACAATGGATAAAGGAGAAACAATAATGCCAGTACCAGAAGGTGACATCACAACAGCAGAGATCCTAGTACCAGAAGAAGTGGTTGAAGATTCAACTACTGAAGAAGAGGATGATGATAGTACGACTGAGCAAGGATGAAGTAAGAGTTTGTACAATGCTTGCAACAGAGCGTTGGCTTGCTAAGTATGGTTCTGTAGACAGACCTAACTATGCAGAAGGTAAGAAGAACGGCTACTTAGAGCACGAACTTCTTGCCAATGTGCGAGCCAACGTATCTGAGTGGGCGGTTGCATCTATTACTGATACTGCTTGGAACGTACCGTGGTATCCCAATGACTTGCATCCTCGTCGGGCTAAGTTGCCTGATGTGGGTGTTAACTTTGAGGTACGTACCGTACGAACACGTGACTCTATTCCATTTTGGAGTAAGGACAACGGCAAGATACTAGTAGGAACAAAGATTCTTGATGAAGATTATTACTCACAGGTTGAAGTCTATGGTTGGTGTAACCCTGAAGAGTATGCAAGCGCAACCTATAGAGATGAGACTATTGGTGGATGGCGTGTACCAGTAACTGAATTGAAGGAGTTCAAATGATCTGTGATAACTGTAGTAAAGCGGGCGAAGAGAATACTCTTACCCATTACAAACGTGCCTCTAACTGGCACGAGAAGTGCAACGACAAGGGGTGTGTATGTCAACACAAGACTGGTCCAGGGTACGTAAAGCGGGAAGGTTCAAAGGTCCCGTTGATGCAAACACAATCCCCATAGGAACAATTGTTCTGCACTATGGAGGGGAAGTACGGGAAGGTAGGTCTGCATCTGTTAGGTGTTGCATCCATCCTGATAAAAGAAGAAGTGCTGTCATCAATACCTATGACAACTTGTTCTTCTGCCACACCTGCGGTAAGGGTGGCAATGCAGTAAACGTTGTAGGTATCATAGAGAACTTGGAGTTTAAGGATGCACTCGCACGAGCAATCGAGATTGTTGCTGGAAGCGGTCAATCACTACAGCAAAAACCTGGACGCAAGGGCAATAGAGTACCTAGAAGGACGTGGGATCTCTGAAGATATTGCCCAACAGTTTTCGTTGGGTGTAGTAACAGACCCTATCAATGGTCACGAAACGCACGCGGGCTGGCTTTCTGTGCCCTATCTGACCGCACTTGGTATGTGTGTGGGAGTAAAGTTTCGTAGGTTAGATGATGGCAAGCCTAAGTATGGTGCACCAGCAGGACAGAAGGGTCACTTGTATAACGTTGCTGACATCACCATTGATTCATCTGTTGTAGTTGTATGTGAAGGTGAGTTAGATGCAGTAGTTGTATCAGGTATCTTAAACATCCCAGCGGTTGGAGTACCAGGAGTGCAGGCTTGGAAGCCACACTTTAATAAGTTATTTACAGGCTATGACACCGTGTACATAGTCGGTGACAACGACATCAAGGATGATGGCACCAATCCAGGTGCTGAGTTCTCTCGCCGTGTGTCACAAGAGGTAATGAACTCACGCATAGTATCATTGCCCGCATCAATGGACATCAATGATTACTACCTTGCACACGGCAAAGAAGAATCGTTGAAATTATTTGGAGGTGTGTGATGTATGACGATGACAAGGACCGAGTGGGTCATAGTGCTACAGACTTTGCAGCATATGGGCTTCCAAATC